TAATAGGACTTTTAATTCATGGCGAGTTATTCTGTACGTGTAGAAGGTGCTACTAATCTTAAGAGAACTTTGAAAGGTATTATTGACGAAATGTCAAAAGACCTTACAAATGAACTTAGGAGAACTACACCAATTGACACAGGCAGGGCTCGTCGTGGATGGTCTCGCAAACTTACGGGCTCGATGGGCGCTCGTATTTCAAATAAAGTACCTTACATTTCTCACTTAGAGAAAGGGCATTCTAAACAAGCGCCAAAAGGTATGATTACACCATCAATAAATAAAATAGAGTCGAACTTTAGAAGCGGCAAATACAATAGAAAACGAGGACGAAAATAATGAGTAAAGTACTTACAAAAGCAAAAGAACACTTTAAAGAAATCGCCAACAGAGGTACAACAAATGTTGAAGTACCCGAGTGGGGCACAAAAGTTTATTGGAAAATAGGCGGGTTAAATTTTGCACAACAATCAAAAGTAATTCAACTACAAAACTCTGGACAAAGTGCAGAAGCATTAGTCGAGATGTTGATTATTAGAGCAATAGATGCCGATGGCAACAAAATGTTTAAGCAACTTGACAAACAAGAACTTATGCGTGAAGTTGATCCAAACATCATCTTAAAAATTGTTAGTGCAATGGGCGAAAGCGACACTGAAGACGCAGAGGTCGTTGGAGATCCAGTAAAAAACTCGTAGAGGACCCGGAACTCTATGTGCTGTTTCAATTAGCACATGAGTTGAAAATGAGCGTCATAGAAGTATTACGTTTACCGGCTACAGAGGTAACATACTGGACGGCTTATTTTGAATTAATTAGGAGAGAGAATGAGCGACATAAACCTAATCATCAAGGCAACAGACAACGCTTCCGCGGTCCTAAATCGTATTAACAAAAATGTTGACCGTTTAGACAAGAACGGTCGCAAAGCATCTAAATCAATGGGTGGAATGGGTGCGGCTCTTAAGACAGTCGCAGTTGCCGCCGCCGCAATTGGTTTAGGCAAACTTGTTTCAAGCACAGTTCAAACAATCGCAAAGTTTGAATCGCTACGAGCATCACTTAAAACTGTTACAGGTTCAGTAGATGGTGCCCGTGTAGCATTTGCACGAATACAAGAATTTACAGCAAAGACACCGTTTCAGTTAGATGAAGTTACAGACAGTTTCATCATCTTACAACGTTACGGTATTGACACTTCAATCAAATCACTAAACGCTTTCGGTAACATCGCGGCGGCTAATGGTAAATCATTTAATCAATTAGCAGAAGCAGTGGGTGATGCCTTAACAGGTGAATTCGAAAGATTGAAAGAGTTTGGTATTAAAGTACAAAGAGAAAACGACAAGTTCGTTATGTCAATGGGTGAAACACAACTTGCTGTTACAGATTCAGCAGGTGAGTTAGTTAATGAACTTAAAAAACTTGGTGAAGAAGGTGGTCGTTATGCATCAGGTCTTGCAGACCAAAGTGCTACATTAGGTGGTAAGTTCTCAAACTTACAAGACAACGTTTCACAGTTTATGTCAAGTATTGGTGAAGGTGGTCTAAACTCTGTAATGAAAGATGTGTTAGATTCATTTAACTCACTTGGTTCAGAAGCACCTAAAGTAGGTAGAGTAATAGGTGCAGGCTTAGGTGCCGCAATCAAAACAGTAATGATTAGATTCAAGTTGTTTGCAGACACATCAAAGAAAATCTTTGGTGCTGTTTCAGAACTTGCTATTGATTTGCTTATGAACATCAAACGAACATTTGGAAACTTAAAAAATAGTTTAGGTCTTGACGATGTAATCGAAAAGTTTTCATTTGCTTTCTCTGAAATGGGCAGAATTGCAAAAGTTATTGCTAACTTTATTATTAACTCATTTAGAGCATTGTACGAGCAAGGATTTAGAATCTTTACTAAACTACCTGGAGTATTCAAAGAAGTATTCTTAGGTATTGGTAGATTAGGACAAGACTTCGGTACAAGAATGATTAACCAATTCACAAGTATTGGTAAAGCAATGAAGTTGGCTATTGAAGCACCTTTCACAGATGTAACATTTGCAGATGCTTTAAATGAAGCAAAGAAAAATGCTTTTGATGGATTTAAAATAGGTGATTCATTTAATTTAGATGATGACATATTCTTGTCAAAAGAAGACATAGACAGAATTTTTGGATTTGACAACATAAACGCCGCTAAAGAATTTATTATTGGTGCAAGTGAAGAAGTAATGCGAGAACTAAGAATATTAGGTATTGACATTAGTGCTTTCAAGCCAGGACAAGGCTTTGCTACGTTTATGGATGAGTACAATAGACTATTAGCAGAAGGTGAAAAAGAAGCAGACGCAATCGCGGCCGCTATTGCTAATCATAATTCTGCACAAAAAGAAAACAATGCACAAACAGACAAAGGTAATAAAAACAAGAAAAAAGAAATTACTTTGCTTGACAAACAAAACAAAGCATACAAAGAACTTGTCGCAAACATAACAATGCAGTCTGAAGCACATTTAATCAATAATGATTTAATAGAAAGAACACACGAAGCATACAAGAATGGTACATTTACACTTGAACAATATTCACAAGCATTACAAAGTTTAGGTTCTGACCACACAACACTTGAACTAAGAGCATTGAGAACAGCACAAACAATTAAAGATGGCTTTAATAATATGGCTGGGCAAGTTACAGATGTATTCTTTAACATGTTTACAGGTGTTACAAGTGCTTTCCAAGGTCTTAAACAAATCGCAAGTATGGTATTTGAAATGGTTGCTAAAGCAATCATACAAGCATTCATCGTCAAACCAATCATCGGTGCTTTAACTGGTGGTATGGGTATTCCGTTCTTTGCTAATGGTGGTATGATCCCATCAGGACAAGCGGCGATTGTAGGTGAAAGAGGCCCTGAAATTATTACAGGAAGCAATGGTGGTACAAGAGTATTCTCAAATACAGAATCAAGAAACGCAATGAACTCAGGAGGTGGGTCAGGTGATTCACCGCTAACAGTTAATTTTCATCTAACAGCAGTTGACACTCAAACAGGTGTGCAGTTCTTAATGGAAAACAAATCAACAATCACAGGTATGATTCAAACAGCATACAATCAAAGAGGTGTTAGAGGGCCTCTGGGTTAGGAGAAATTATGGCAATAACAGATTATTCTTATTTGGATGCCGCTGATGCAACTGGACGAGTATTTCCTACTACAGTTAAGCCAAGCAGAATTCAAGTTACTATTGACCAACCAACACTGGTCTCAACAACAAACTCACTTACATCACAACGTAGAAGTTTAGGTGCTCATCGTATTGAGTTAGACTACACTTATGCACCGATGACAGCAAATGAAATGCAACCTTTTATTGCTTTCTTTAACGCTATGCAAGGACAAGGTAAAGCATTTAAATTAAATGTACCTAAAGAGTTAATCAATGACACAACACACATTGCTGATTCAAGTACTCATACATCAACAGCCAGTTATGCTGTAGGTGTTAGAGAAGTAACAGTAGATGGGTTCGGTAATAACTTAAGTACTGCTATTAAAGGCGGTAATATGATTCAGTTTTCAAATCACGACAAGATTTACATTGTTTCTGCTTCAGGTGGTTCAGATGGTTCTGGTAATTGTAAGATTAGATTTGAGCCTGCTTTGCTCACGGCCATCACAAGTTCACAGACACTAAATACTTTTAATCAAGACATACCGATGCACGTTATTTTTGCGTCTGACAAGATTCAATTTGATGTAGACTCGGCTTTGCTTTATGGTTTTAAAGTAAAGTTTGTGGAACAATGGACAAACTAAGATGGCAAGAGGATTTGACTCAACAGCAAAAACGGAAAGTGCAAAAGGCTACAACTCAATCGCTACACTTGTAGAAGTACTTGTAGATCCAAGCAATCCAACATACTTAACTGATTTCGCAAGAGACATAACACACGATTCAAAAACATATTTGTCTGCACAAGGACTTATGGGTGTTTCGGGTGTTTCAGAAGATTCAAGTAATTCAATATTTACAGTAGAGATTTCATTAACAGGTGTCCCTGACGATTTCGTTAAACTATTTTTAGACTTTGATTACATAGACAGACCACTAAGATTGCGTAAAGTATTCTTAGATTCAGCAGGTGCTGTACTTGGTAATTCAAGACTAATCTTTGATGGTAGAATAGACAAGCCTGTAATTAAACACGAATTTAAAAGAAGAACAGCAACAATGGCTGTTTCAGCAAGTTCTCACTGGGTAGATTTTGAAGAAATTAACGGTCGAAAAACAAATGACTCAGAACAACAATCACTGTTTTCAGGTGACTCTTGTTTTGAATTTGCTATTGACTTTGACAAGGAAGTGACGTGGGGACAAGCAGATTAAAATTTAGAACAGGTAGTGTTAGAGACACTAAGAAAGTTATTGAACTTTGCGACACTTGGTGGTATGAATCTGCTTGGTACAAGAACACAAAAATGAAGTTTACTACTACACCTGAGTACTGGTATGGGTTATTTCAAATGGGTTCAATAGTTCTTTGTGTAGGAGAAAACGAAGCGGGTGAAATGAAAGCGGCTTATGTCGGTATGAAACAACCTTATTTGTTTAATCACGATTACACAACAGCAACAGAAGTTGTTTGGTGTATTGATGAAGAATACAGAACAGGAGAAAACTTAGTGACTTTGCTTTCTGAAATAGAAAAACTATTAAAGAATGAAGGTGTGCATATGTACAACTTAAATTTACCAGTTGAAGACAAAAAAGAAAAATTAGCAGACAGTCTCGTAAAGCGTGGTTTCTTTAGACAAGATTTGTCTTTATTCAAGGAGATTGAACATGGCTAAAGTTGCAGTTATTCTTTCAACAGCGGCCGCAATCGGTACAGCAATCGGTCTAACAGGTACAGTTGCTACAGTCGTAGGTGGTGTTGTTTTAGCCGCAGGTGCTGTAGTTGTTGCTAAAGCAGTTAAGAAAGCATTCGTTCCAGACATACCGTCAATGGACGACATAGGCGGTGGCGGTGGTGGAGGCCCTGGTACTGACTTTGCACAAAGCGGTTCTCAAGGTATTCTTATTAATAAAAGTGGTTCAAGTGCGAACTTACCAGTAATTTATGGTACTACAAGAACAGGTGGTATGAGAACATTCATTACTTCATCAGGAACTGACAACGTAGACTTACACTTAGTCTTTGCTTTATGTGAAGGTGAGATTAACGCTTGTAAAAAGATTTTCTTTGATGGATTACAAGTTATGAGTACATCAAACACAGGACAGAATAGTAGTTGGACTTTTAATGTTTCAAAATATTCAGGCAAAGCAGAAGCATACTTTTACCCAGGTACAGACACACAAACAGCAAACTCTCAACTTAATTCAGCCGCAAGTTGGACTGGTTCACCTCATCATAAAGGTGTTGCATATGTCTACTTGAAACTTTCATACGATGAAGAAGTTTGGAAAAACGGATTACCAACAATTACATTTGAAGTAGAAGGTAAGAAAGTACCTGCAACAAGTGATGGTACAACACTTGCTTTCTCAGACAACCCTGCTCGTTGCATATTAGATTATTTGACTAACACACGTTACGGAAAAGGGATTGCAGTTGCAGACATTGACTTAACAACATTTCAAGCGGCAGAAACTTATTACACATCAAAAGGATTTCATTGTCGTGGGAACTTAGACACTAAAGCAAGAATGTACACTAACATGGTAGATTTATTTACATCGTGTCGTTCATACTTAGCGTTCGGAAACAAATACAGATTAATACCAGAAAAAATAGAATCTTCTGTTCAATTAACATTAGATGATTCAAATACAATCGGTGATGTAACTTATGTCTTAGCAGACAAGAAAACAATGTTCAATAAATTAAAAGCAAGATTTATGAATGAGAGTACAGAATACCGTGATGACATTAAAATAGTTGAAAGTACTACACTACAATCAAATGACAATGGACATGTATTAGAAGCAGAGATCCCGCTACCTTACACAAAGACAGCGGCAGTGGCTCAACAATTATTAACAGAAGAAATAAACGAAAGCAGACAATCACATTTAGTTGAATTGACTGCTACAGTAGAAGCAATAGACTTACAAGTTGGTGATGTTGTTAACGTAACTAACTCAACTTTCGGTATTACAAATAAACCGTTTAGAGTTATTGAAACAACTATTGAACCAACAAGTGAAGTTAAATTAACATTAAAAGAATACGATGCAGATGTTTATGGTACAAGCATAATCACTGATTACAAGGATGACAACAATGCTTAAATTAATTACACCTAATACAAACGTTGATCCTAAGTTCGCAGGCTTTACTACAACAGGAGCAACAGACAATCAAGTTTTAAGTTATGACCAAGCAAGTGATTCACTTGTATGGGCAGACATCTCATCATTAGACAATACATTTGAAGCAGGCATCGTTGTAAGCGGTGCTCAAAGTACATTTGCGGCAGAAGTAGAAGTAAATGCTGTACTTGATGTAAACAACAATATTGAATGTAGTGGTACATTTTTAGGTGGGGCTATTGATGCAGGTGCAGGACAACTAACATTAGATTCAGATTCAAATATTACAATTACTTCAGGAAGTGACGCTGGAGAATACACACATTTAAATACCCCAACAGTTTTTGCAGGCGGTTTAACTCAAGCAGTTAGAATTACGCCTACAACAATAGACACATTTTCTGCTTCCGGTGGCGCAACCGCTCTCACAGTCACAGGCAATCTAACAGGAAATGTCACTGGTAATATTACAGGTAATGTTACAGGAAACGTTACAGGTAATGTTACTGGTGATGTAGATGGTAATGTAGATGCAGAAAGAGTAGAAATAAACACATCAACACCAATCAATCCCGGTACTTGGACTGAATTCAGTTTCAATGCTTTTGACACAGCAAAATTTGCCGTTGCTTCTAACTCATTAGTCATGCAGACATTAAGAGAAAGAAGTGACACTAACGCAACATTGATTGACACTATTGTAGGTAAAAGAACAGGCGACATTACAGGTATTGAAAGTGTCAATGATTTAGTCATGCACAATAATGTATTCACTGAAACTGCAGGCGGTGGTCAAAGAAGAGGTAGTGCATTCTTTACAAGAAAAAGAAATGTTGATGTAACAGGCACAGGCGCAAGTGATTACCAATATGACATTTATGACACTGACTTTGAAATAGTCATTTATGACAAGGCAACTGGTGCAAACGAAGTTCAAAGAACTGTTGCTACATTTGGTTCAGAAGGTCAAAAGTTTCATAATCAAATAGAAGTATTTACAAAGCCAACAGACTCTGGAGACATTGATTTAAGTTCAGTACAACTTGCTTATGTAGGAACAGCAAAAGATGATCCAGATGCGTACATTAGATTAGTTGACCATAACGCAGGGCCAACTACAACGAACATGGTTAGATTTAGAGACCAAGGTTCAGGAGCATACAGAACAGAATTTGAAACGCCTGTACAGTTTAATAACAACGCAGTGACAGGTATTAGCAGTTTGACTGTCGGTAATTTGACACTCTCAGGAGACCAAATAAGCACAAGTGCATCAGAAGTAGAATTTGATTCAGACTTTAATGTTACAGGAACTGCTTTCTTTGGTTCAACTAATGGTACTCAAATTAAAAACACAGGTGAGATTGACACATTTGGTTCAAACACTACAGTGCCTTTTGGAGCACCAATCAAAGTAGACAGTCAAAGTGCAGATCCAACAGGTGTAACAGGTGCAATTTATTTTAATACAACTACTTCGAAGTTTCGTGGTTACAACGGAACTATTTGGGTTGATTTAGGTTAGGAGTCGTAATGCCAGCAAAAAAACTTTCATCTAAAATTACAAATGCATTAAAAACAAAAGCAGACAAATCTAAACGTTACAATCTAACAGATTTAAAAGCAGTATTTAAAAGAGGCGAAGGCGCTTACTTAAGTTCAGGATCTCGTCCTGGTGTTTCAATGGAGCAATGGGCTTTCGGTAGAGTTAATAGTTTCATAAGAGGCGGCGCACATGACACTGACATTAAACGTAAAGCCGCTAAAAGAAGGAAGAAATAACAATGGCAAAGAAACCAAGACGAGTAGTAAAAGACAAATCATCAGGATTACCTAAAAAATATTTAAGTGGAACAGCAGGTGCAAAGCGTAAAGAACTTGCTTCTGTACTTGAAAGAATTTCAACTCTTTACAAACAAGGTAAGAAAATACCACAATCACTTATTCGCAAAAGAATGGAGTTAGGTAAAAAATGACAAGAGAAGAAGAAATAAAAGTATTATTAAGACGTTATGGATTACAAGAAGTAGACAAGCCAAAGCGTACTCCTAATCATCCTACAAAGTCTCATGTAGTACTAACAGTAATAAATGGAAAGCCAAAACTAATTAGATTTGGTGCTCAAGGTGCCGAAACAAATCCTGTACGTAAAAACGAAACAGAATCAGATGCGGCACGTAGAGCCGCTTTTAAAAGAAGACACGCAAAGAATATTGCGAGAGGAAAGATTTCACCTGCGTGGTGGTCAAACAAGTACAAGTGGAGTTAAACATGACACAGAATAGACCATACGACACTCGTCCTGCTTACACACTAATGAAGTTAGATTGTTACTTACAAACACACATTAATGTAGGATGGTGCGATTTAACTGACTTACACGAATTCATAATCTTATTCAGAACACTACCAAGAGAACATCAAAAGCGTTATGGACATATGGTAGATTTAGTTGCAGACTTATTTGATGAAGCGGAACAACCATGCGAATAATGGAAATAGACAAACAATTTGAAGACTATTCTAAGTACAGATTACAAAAATGGCCTATTTACTTTCCAAGAATACACTGTGAAATGGTAGTTTTGGTAAATTGGTCAGGATTACACAAGATTATGCATCACCCCGATGTACGTTATTTCTCAATCAAACCTAATATTAATGTAAATGGTACAAACTTATTTGCTGTTGGATTCCCTTCAAAAGAAGCCAAAATTAAGGGTTATGAAGTCAAAGTAAAATATTTGACTAAATAATAATAGTAGTAAAGTTCATTACTAACTACTGACATAATTTAATGTTCATTATGTACTGAACATTTTTTTAAACCCAGGAATGTTTTTCGTTGGACATAACTGGACTCCTTAATGACTATTATGGGCTCTTTTCTTGACTCCCGTCAGAAAAGGGCTCTTTTTTTACGGTATTATGGTTTATTTGGTGTTTTCGGTTAAATACTATTAGTCAAATAAAGGAGCATACAATGATTAAAAACATAGCAACACGAATCAATCAATCTGGACGTTTAACCGTTACAGTTGATTTCGACACTAAAAAACTCACAGAAATACAAGGCTTTTCAGAGCGTATTGTAGAATTCATCAATGAAAATCTACAAACACCCTACACAACTAATAAAGTAAACTTTTACGATGATTCACAAGCAGTTGAAGATTTGAAAAATATTTTTAAATTAGGTGTTGACAAGGCGAAATAATTATGTTATTATTAAGAATACTAATACAAATCTAATATTAAATCTAATACAAATCTATTACATAGCATCTCAATCTGACAAAATAACAAAAGAGTTTTAGCGTGTTCTCAATAAAACAGCCAGAGGTTATTCCGTGTAGTCCTCAGATGCAAGAAACGGACAACAAGCGAAAGCAGAGATGTGAGTAGTAATAGGATTCGACAGTTTGACCAGACTGTGAAAATAAATCGAAGCATTCATAATAAGAAGTTCTCAATGATTATGAATGTCCCGGACGAGTGCAACGTACTGTATGTGGAGAAAAAGCGTCCCGCTTCACGAAACAGCGTAGAGAACATGGCGATGACTTCAAGTCATTTTTTTAAAAGCCCTGGCCAGGGCTTTCTATGGCTCCAACATTCAAGTGATTATTATTCATTACCAAACAATCATTAGGTGTTTTTTACTAAAAATAAATAATAACAAGAAACAGATTTAAGTGAGTGAAACGAACTTAAATTGTTTCGAAGTTATTGGTTGGCTGTAAGCCGACCTTGTAATGTAGGACAAATAACAATGTGGAAAATAATAACAGGTAATAACATAGATGTATTGCGTACATATGAAGACAATACATTTGATTCGGTAGTAACTGACCCTCCGTATGGAATAGCATTTCTTAATAAATCATGGGATCAAGACACAGGTGCTTTAGAGACATGGCAAGAATGTTTTCGTGTACTCAAACCAGGTGGTTATTTACTTGCCTTTTCAGCGGCAAGAACTTACCATCATTTAGCAAGTAATATTGAAATGTCGGGATTTGAGATTAGGGATCAACTCATGTGGTTGTATGGTTCAGGGTTTCCTAAAGCACAAGACATAGGTAAAGCAATAGACAAGCGTGGTGTTGAGAATGACTTTCACGGTTGGAAAACGAACTTAAAGCCAGCACACGAACCTGTCGTTATGGCAAGAAAGCCGTTCAAGGGTAGTACAATAGACAATGTACTTGAACACGGTGTAGGTGCTCTCAACATAGATGCGAGTAGAATAGGTGATGAAGAAGTAAAAACAGTTATTAAAAGAAATAAAGAAAATACAAGATGGTATGGTCATAGAGCAGACAATCAAAGTCTTCCTAAACCAGTAGATGAAGAAACAAATGCAGGTCGTTTTCCTTCTAATGTATTAGGTGAAGTACCAGACTACCAAAAGTTCTTCTATTGTCCGAAAGTCAGCAGAGCAGAACGACACGCAGGGTTTGAAAATCTACCCAAAAGATTATGTGGGCCTGGTGGAGACGGTTGGGTTCAAGCACAAGAACATCAAGGTAATAATAAAA